AATGCGTAAGTCGGGAAAAATTCGGTAGCTAATTAATTTCTTTTTAGGAGCTACAAAATGGCAAATAACTTGCTAACCATTAGCAAGATCACCAACGAGGCGTTGATGGTCTTGGAGAATGAACTGACTTTTACTTCGGAAGTTGACCGCAACTATGACGATCAATTCGCTGTTATCGGCGCAAAGATTGGTAACACAGTAAACGTTCGTCGTCCTGGCCGTTTCATCGGTACTACTGGCCCAGCTTTGAACATTGAAGATTTCAACGAAACCTCAAGTCCTGTTACTTTGTCAACACAATTTCACGTTGACACTCAGTTCACAACTCAGGATTTGGCTTTGTCGCTCGATATGTTCAGCGATCGCGTTCTGAAACCTGCTGTTGCTGCTATCGCCAACAAGATTGACCGCGATGGTTTGGTTATGGCTACTGCTAACACAGCTAACATCGTTGGTACTGCTGGCACACCGCCAACCGGTCTGATTACATATCTGACAGGTCAAGCTTACCTTGATTCTGAGGGCGCACCACGCGATGGTCGTCGTTCATGTATCGTTGAACCGTTCACAAGCGCGACTATTGTTGATAGCTTGAAAGGTTTGTTTGTTCCACAAGAAGCGATTTCAACTCAGTACCGCAAGGGTCTGATGGGTCGTGATTCTGGCGGTATGAACTGGAAACTGGATCAGAACGTTGTGTCACAAACTTTTGGCTCAAACAGCACAACTACTGTGACAGGTTCGGTCAACACAACTACTGCAACAGGTTTCTTGACTACTGGTTGGGCTTCTTCGTCAACAATCACTTTGACAGCAGCTAACACAGGTACTTTGAACCTGAATGCTGGCGACACATTCACAATCGCTGGTGTGTTTGCAGTCAACCCACAGAATCGTCAAGCTTACGGCTCAAACAAGCTGCGTTCATTCGTAGTTAGGTCGGCTGTTTCGGTTGCTTCTGGTTCGTCTGTTTCGGTAACTGTTTCTCCAGCTATTATTACAGCTGGTCAGTTCCAGAACGTTTCGATTCCTACAACTTCGGCAACTGCTGCAATTACTCAATTCGACAAGATTGGTACAGTTTCGCCGCAAAACATTATCATGCACCGCAATGCGTTTACGCTTGCAGTAGCTGACTTGGAGTTGCCAGAAGGCGTTCACTTTGCTGGTCGTGCAAGCGACAAGGAAATCGGTCTATCCATGCGTGTTGTGAGGCAGTATACAATTAACAACGATAGTATTCCGACAAGACTTGATGTTCTGTACGGTTGGGCACCGCTTTACCAAGAACTCGCTTGCCGCGTTGCAGCTTAATTTAGGAGATATATATTATGGCGAATCCAGGCCCAGCAAGTACCGTAACTATTCACCCGCAAAACGTATTGTCGAATCAGGCAATCCGTTTGTTAGCGGTGTTCCCAGGCGTAAACGTAAATGCAACAGGCGACACAGCCAAACTGACTGTCGCTAACGCAACAAATTGGTCTGTTTCAAACGTGGTTTTCACGAATGCTTCGATCAGTTTGACAACTGCTGCCGCTGGTTTGTTTACAGCACCGTCGGCTGGTGGAACCGCAATTGTTGCTAACGCAGCGTTGTCGGCTCTTACTTCTGCGACAGTTGTTAGTCAGCGTACCGTTGCTTCAACTGCTATTTTTACAGGCGATAACCTATACGTTAATGTTGGCACAGCACAAGGCGCTGCAGCCACTATGGACGTATATGTTTATGGCTATGACTTTAGCACTTACGCCTAATTATTAATTGGGCTAAAACGAAAAGGCCACTCTCACAAGGGGTGGCTTTTTTCGCATGAAAGCCTATAATTAGTAAAATTTTTGAAAGGACAAAATCATGTCTAGCACCACAGTTACTCGCGGTAATTCGCACGAAACTTTTTACATTCAACCGTCGCTAACTCCGGCAACTGTTTCGGCAAACACAACAGCAATTCAAACCTTTTCGTTGCCTGGCTTAACAACGACTGATTTAGTTGAAGTTATAGGTTACAGCGGCGCACAAACAACTGGCGTTGTTGTTGGTGAGGCTGATTGCTTAACAAGCAATGTGTTGTCTATGCAATTTGCTAACATTACTGCAAGCGCACAAATTCCAGCTATCGGCACTTATAGTTTGCAAGTTGTTCGTCTTGAAGGCCCCGCACCAGTTACAGCGGTTTAAGGAGTAAGTAATGGCTAACACTACGGTTTTTAGAGTAAATGGGCCGACCACTTGCATAGCTGTGACTTCTACTTCGTCAACAGCCTTAACTTGTACGCCTATTGGCAACGATCAGATCAACTACGCAGGTTTGTTAAATACAAATAACTTTCCGGTGGCTGTGACGATTGCGCCTACTTCGGCGGGGGCAGCAGTATTGCCAACGGCTGGTAATACTTCAACAAGCATTGTTTTGGGCATTTCTATGCCTTCGCCAATGGTTGTGGCTGTGCCGCCTAATCAGTTCTCGATTACGGCAATTTCTAGCGGCGCAAACGCAGGTAGCATTTACGTAACACCTATGGCAGATCAGTCGTAAGAATCGGGGCTTCGGCCCTGATTTTTAATAGTGAGGCGGCATGACAACTACAAATGACACAAACGAAGTCGCAGAAACGTCAACGATTAATATCGTGCCGGTTCAGGGCATATTTAATGAGGACTTTGAATTAATTACGTTGATCGGCCCTGCTGGTACTCCGTTTTCCGCTTCGTCTGGCGGTTCGTTTGATAACGTAGCTATTACCAATTCGACCTACAACGGTGGAACAATTGGTTTAACTACGCCTGTAACCAATGCAACAATAACTAATCTGACGCTGACTACAGGCACGATTAGCACTTCGCCAACAAGCAATAATGATTTAGTAAACAAGGCGTATGTTGACGCTGCGGCACAGGGTTTGCAGCTATTGCAACCTGCTGCGGTGGCCACAACAGCTAATTTAGCTGCTTTATCAGGCTTGTTGACGATTGACGGCGTAACAGTTACGGCAGGTCAGCGGGTTTTGGTCAAAGACCAAACTTCAGCGCAATTTAATGGCGTTTACGTTGCTGCTTCCGGTGCTTGGAGTCGTTCTACTGATACCGACACTTACGCAGAACTACAAAACATTTACCTTTTTGTAACTAGTGGCTCGGTTAATGGTGGTTCAGCTTGGGGAACTACAAACCACGGCACAGGAACTATTGATGTAACGCCGATTAATTGGGTACAGATTGCGAATACTGCGATTTATACGGCTGGCACAGGTTTAACGCTATCAGCTAACCAATTCAGCATTACGAATACAGGCGTAGCAGCCAACACGTATGGCAGCGCATCTACCGTTCCAGTTATTGCGGTTAATGCGCAAGGTCAAATTACTGCGGCTAGTTCACAAACAATTGCATTAACTTCTGCGCAAATTAGCGGTATTGGCACAATGGCGTTGCAAAATGCCAATAGCGTAACGATTACCGGTGGCACGATCAACGGCACTACTATTGGCGGCACGACAGCTGCTGCCGTTACAGGCACTACCGTTACAGCTTCGACGCAGTTTAGTGGCCCTGGTACTGGTTTAACTGGCACAGCAGCCGGTTTATCTATTGGCGGTACGGCGGCAACCGCAACAAGTGCAACGACAGCGACAAATCTGGCTGGTGGTGCTACAGGTTCGGTTCCTTACCAATCGGGTGCGGGAGCAACAACGTTTTTAGCTCTTGGAACAACGAATTACGCGATGGTTGCGGGTGCTTCAGCTCCTACTTGGACAAACACGCTAACAGGCATGACGCTGACAACTGCTAGTCTTGGCAGTCAATTAAGCACCAATCAATATTTAATTGTTGGCGGCACTAACGACGGCAACCAATTAGATTTGTCGTTGGCTAGTGGCGCAAATGTTAATTCTTTGCGTGATGGTCTTGTTAATATCAAAACTGGCACGACAGGCGCTGTAAATAGAACTTGGAGTTTTGCCGATTCAACTGGAACGTTTACGTCGCCAGGCCCGATAACAGGAACTGTGGTTACAGGCAGCACAAGGCTTGCTAGTCCATTCTTAGATGCAACCACTTCTGCTGGTGGTGGGTTAAGAACGGCCAGCGGTAGTAATTGTTTGCAATGGGGCAGTGGTGGCGCAGTTAATTTGACGCTTGATGGTGCGTTCAATATGAACCCTGCCAATGCATCAATTCAAATTTCACCGACAGGTACTGGCACTTTAACCATTAATCCTGCGACCGCTGGAACCATGAACAACATGGCTATTGGTGGCTCTACTGCTGCAGCCGGTTCATTTACTACATTAGCAGCAAGCTCAACAGTTTCGGCTAACGGTTCGGTTGGTTCAGCAGGTCAGGTTTTAACGTCTGCCGGTGCTGGTTCACCTGCTGTTTGGGCTGCTGCTACTGCTTACGCAACGGTAACGGATGACACAACTACTAACGGCACACGTTATTTGATGTTTGCGAATCAAACAACAGGAAATCTAACGACAACGTTTGTTTCATCAACAAAATTGAAGTACAACCCTAGCACCGGAGCGTTGACCGCTTCACAACTTATTATTGCTCCCTAAAGGAATAAATTATGGGCCAGTTAGTCTTTCAAGCGGCTTTAGGCGGTCAAGTTAATCTTGTTGGCCCGAATACCGCATCTACATTTAGCATTAATGTT